ACACAGATAATTATAAAATCTGCTTTTAAATCAAAAATAAACGAAGCTAAAATCATTGATCCATGGGAAAAATCTTAACAGTTGAGCAATTCGCGAACTAATGCCGAATATTTCGCGAGGGTGGGAAAAGGAATCCGGAAAAATTCAAACTTGTATTGACGACGCCGAAGAAGTGGACTTATTCGAACAATTAGGAAACTTTTATTTCGAGTTGATCGCGAAGGCGACGACGAAGACTTCGACAATTTGTTGAACGGTTGCGAATTTGAGTTCGAAGGCGTTAAAATGAAACATTCCGGATTAAGAAAATACGTCGCCGGTTTGGCTTACGTCCCGTTATTTGGCGTTTCCAATATGACACACACGCCGCACGGTTACGTAAATAAATTGACGCAAAATTCCGAACCGGTGTCCTATAATCAGATAAAGGACGAAAAAAAAGAAGTTCAGCGCGCCGCGTCAATCCGGTTTAAAACTATAAGTAACTACTTAGAGTTAAACCCCGAAATTTTTACATCTTACAACCCTAAGAAAAGCAATTCACACAGTTATAACAGTTTAAAAACCAGTACGTTAAGATGAAAGAATTAGTAAAAGGATTAAAATTCGTTTGGTCGGATATGTTAACAAGCGACGAAAAGTTCGCCGTTGTCTTTATGGCCGTAATAATATTCCTTTTGGGATGCTTAGCCGGATATTAAAAATATTTCCTTGGGTGGTTTCTTTTGTTCTTGCCGGTGTTCTTCTTATGGAATGCCGGTCGGGATCAAGGAGTTGGTTTCCGAACCGTTTACCAAGTTTAAGACGGTAACACCCGAACCGGTAAAGATAATCGATTCGGTAAAGACGGAACGCAAAGTCGAAGCCTTCAAAGCCTTACCAAAAGAAGAAAGTCGAAGCCTATTCCGAAGCCATAACCCGGCGCGAATACAAAGAAAGCTTTTCGGATAAGGAAATCGAAATCGACGTCGAAGGAGTTACGACCGGTACTTTGGATTCGTTAACGGTGTCATACAGAAAGAAGCAAAGAACACATTTTTATCTAGGCGGCGAAATCGAATCGAACGGCGTCCGGTTATCGACCGAGTTAAAAGGGTTCGTAGTAAGACCGAAGACAATTTATTCCTTCGGATATGATTTCAACAATAAAGCAATAACGGCGGAATAGCCTTTAAAATTTTTTAGATGTACGAGTACAAAGATTTAATAACGAAAATCGAACTTTTGTTAGTTGCGGTCTTGACCTATTTAGGAATAAATAAGAACGCCGCCGGGGTTCTTTTTCTGTAATGGTTTTGGACACGTTCGCCGGTGGTTTAAAAGCGATCATTTTAAAAGAGGTTTCACATTTAAGAAAATGGCGGCGGGGATCGCGTCGAAGTTGTCCGTTTTGGTCGTTCCGTTAACTATTGCGCTTTTAGGCGCGGAATGTCGTTCGACTTTTCGATGTTCTTGTTAATGATAATGAACATTTTGCTAGTAGGGGAAACGTTCAGCATTCTTACGAATATACTTTCAAAAAAGAAACGCGAATCTATAAAGAATTTTGATTTTATAACCTTAGTTATTAGCACGATACGTAATTCGATGTACAACATTTTTAAGCAAATGTTATCGAAAATAGAAAATTTTAAAGCTTAAGGAATGATTATAATAAACACTATTGACGAAAAATATTTTGAGTTGAACGGAACGCGTTTCGCGCGTATTTTCCACCCGTTGAAACTTGGAAACGACAAAGTCGCGCTATATAATATTTTCGATACTAGATTGCAGATTTTGCCCGGTGTTCATTATTCGGAAGTTTCGGTCGATGCGACGGCGTTCGATAGTCAGGCGGCGTTAATTTCGGCGTTGTTACCGGTCGTTTATGTTTCTTTTGCGGAATCCGTAAATATAGACGACTACCAATTAAAGAACGAAAAGGAACGGCGGGCGGTTACGCCCCGTTGTCAAGTTCCGGAAAAATAGACGCGGCGTTCTTACCTTCTTATGTTGACGACGTCGCAGAGTTTAGCGCGGTTTCGAATTTTCCTTCGACCGGCGAAACGGGAAAACTTTACATAGCAAAAGACACGAATTTTATTTACCGTTGGACGGGTCGACATATATTCAGATAGGCGGATCCGGCGCGGCGGAAGTTGATTCCGTATTCGGGCGAACGGGTCCGATTTCGGCACAATCCGGCGACTATGCGGCGTTTTATGTTAAAAAAACCCGGCGACACGATGTCGGGAACTTTGAACGCCCCGACGGTAAATATTGGCGCGGGCAGTTCGTCCGGAAATCCTTTAAAATTAATCGGAAACGGTGTCGGGAATGGTAATTCCGTTTATTTACCTTTTTACGAGTCGGACGGATCGACCTTACAAGGTTACATAGGTTTCCCTAGTTCTTCGCATAGTTCGATGCTAATGAATAACGCCACGTCCGGGCAATGGGTCGGACTTGAAAACGGCGGCGGAACGGACGGTCTTCGTTTTTATGACGGATCCACAACCCGTTACGTTTACCACACGGCAATGATTCCGGGCTTTTGAATACTTCTTCGGAAGCGCAAACAAAAAACGGTCAATTAACGGTAAGTAATTTAAGAACGTCCAACAGCGGCGGCGGTTCGACGCTGTTAACCTTTAATACTGAAAGACCTTGGCGTTTCGTTCAGTTGTCGACCGGCGCAAGTACCGCGCTAGGATTGCAGGATCTTGCCGGCGGAAAGTCTTTTAAAATCGTTGATGTTGACGACAACGAAACAATAGTTTTCCACCCCGGAAACGGAACGGTTTCGGCGACGGCTTTTTATGAAAGTTCCGACCGGTTAAAGCAGAATATTAAAAAGATTTCGCCTTCGATTTATCTTTTGAAATGAAGAAAGATCCAGGTGTTAAGCGATACGGAACAATTGCACAGATCACGGAACGAACAAACCCGGAATTAGTGGAAACGCCGACGACGGTTTAAAGTCCGTTAACATGATCGATTTTCTTTCATTGAAATTGTCCGAAGCCGAAAACAAAATCGAACGTTTGGAATTTTTAGTCGAACAACTTTTAAAGGCTTAAGAAATGGCACGACAAACAAACGCAATGATAACGTTTTCGGACGCGGCTCAAATGTTGACGTCAAACGGATTTATTCAAAGACGCGCGCCGGGGTCTTCTACTAAATGTATGACCAAAGCGAAAATCGAAGAATATATGTTCGCGTATATCGACGGAAGTTATTCGAGTTCGCAATTAGTACCGTTCAACAAAATCAAGCGCGCGCCCTATATAAACATAACTAGAACCGGGAACGAAGATCAGGCGGCGCATTCCTTTACGCTTGCCTTAAAAGTAGACGGGGCGTTCACGGTTTCCCGTTCTTCGAATTGGTTTTCGATTTCGCCTTCGTCGGGATCCGGCGACACAACCTTAACGGTTACTTTGACAGCGAATACAAACGGACTTTCAAGGCTTGGAATCTTGACGGTAACTTCGACGCCGTCCGGGAAAACTTTTTCTTATGAATTTGATCAAGACGGAATACAAACGAACCCGACGTCCGCCGTTCCGTTGTCCGTATCGCAAGGCGCGCGCGACGTTTGCGAACTTTATCCGGGAACGGTAACAACGTACTACGTTACGCAAGGGAAAACATTCACAAATACAAGTATTCTTTATTCGGATAACGCCGGAACAACGAACGCGCCCGCCGGTTATTATTCGAACGGCGAATACCATAGGTATTGGAACGGATCGCAATTTACCGGAAATATGATCGAATGCGATAACGGCGGAATTGGATAATAATTAAAAAAACAAAATGCAAAGATTAAGCGAAAACGGAAACGAATTATTAAAAGAACTTGAAGGATTTAGGAGTGAACCGTATTTAGATACTGCCGGCGTTCCTACGATCGGTTACGGTAATACATTATTTAGACGGAACGGGTTACAATGGACGACCCGCCCTTACATGAATACGACGCTAAAATGTTAAAGGCGGTAATTATGCCGCGATACGAAAAGGCAGTCCGCGAAGGCGTCAAAGTTCCGATAAATCAAAACCAATTTGACGCGCTTTTGTTTCACTTACAACGTGGCCGTCGCGTTTTTGGGGTCTACCTTATTAAAGGTAATAAACCAAAACCCGAACAATTTCCGCGCAATTAACGCCCAGTTTAAAAGGTGGAACAAATCCGGCGGAAAAGTCGACAAAGGACTAATAAATCGAAGGTAAAAGAAATCGCATTATATGGCAAAAATTAATATTTGGATCGAAAAATGATCGAGTTACTTGAAGACACCACACGGCGTTATTGTCAGATATCGACGTTTTGTTTTGGTTAACTCGCATTTAGAAAAGGACGAACGTATTTCAATGGCGGGTTTAAGCAATTGAAAAGCCCGAACCAACAGCGCGCAAATTCAATTAGTCAAACGAAGTTAAGCGACGAAGAAAAAGAACGGTTTTTAGACGCGATCATTTGTCAAGGGTCAAACAAAAGATAGCGTTAACCGAAAAGCCTTCGACAATCCGAAAGGGGCTTATCTTTTTTATGGGCGTTGGAACGTAAAAACGCGGACTTGCAATAAACAAAGGTAATTCCGAAGGATCCGGAACGTAACGATCAATATTACGGCGGGAAAATTCGAACATAAAGAATTGATCGAAGATATTTTGTCGGGAACGATCGACGTTCCGCACGAAGAAGTAAACGAAAATAAACTACTAGAATAATGGCGAACACATATAAACGACCGAAACTTTTCTTGCTTGCAAAGGCGGCGAAGGTTTCGCCGGTCGTTATCTTGCAAGGTGGTCAAGGGTCTTCGAAAACGACTTCGATTCTGCAATTGTTTATCTTTTTGGCTATATCGAACCGGAAGGATCTTATTTTATCTATCGTTGCGGCACAATGCCAAACTTAAAATCGAATGCGTTAAGGGTTTTCGAAAAACTTCTTCGCGATATGGTATTTATAACCAATTCGATATAAACAAACAAGATAAAACCTACATACATAAAAAGTCCGGAAACCTTATCGAATTTTTTTCCGTTGATACGGACGCGTCAAGGCTTGGAGCGCGTCGAACTCATTTATATGTGAATGAAGCTTCGGAAATAAAGTTCGAAACTTATTTAGCCTTAGCGGGTCGTTCGGGTCAAACCTTTATGGATTATAACCAAAGGCGGAGTTTTGGGTACATACGGAACTACAAGGCGAACCCGGAATCGACATTATAATCGTTAACTATACGCATAACGAATATTTACCGAAGAACGAAGTAAATATGTTGTTATGGTACAAGAAAAAGGCTTATAAAGACCCGACGATCAAGGACGAAAGAAAATTAAACGCCCGCGAAAATATCAAGTCGAAATATTATTTGAATAAATGGAAGGTTTACGGACTTGGTCTTTTAGGGGTTGCCGAAGGTTTGATCTTCGAAAAGTATTCAGATTACAATACTATTGAAGAACTACCGTCCGGGCGAAGTATATCGGGGCGGGCTTGGATTTCGGTTTTTCGCACGTAACGGCAATCGTTAAACTTTACCGATATAATGAAAGCATAGTTTTAAAAGAAGCCTTATTCCGTTCCGGAATGACTGCCAAAACTTTGGCGGCGTTTATTATGACGGATAAGGAATTATGTTCGCGTGTTATTGCGGCGGACGAATCGCGCCCGGAAATGATCGCGGAACTACAAGCCGAAGGGCTACCGGTCGACGCGGCGAAAAAGGGAAAAGGTTCGGTCGACATAGGTTTGGATCTTATGCATTCGTTTGATTTACTTGTTACCGAGGATAGCGAAAATATGTTGACTGAATTATCAAAATACGCTTATGCTACGGATAAAAACGGGCGATCGTTGGGCGTTCCGGACAAAGCGAAGGACGTCGACAACTCGATCGACGCGGCGCGATATGGTTTCCGTTATTTCTTAAGCTTAGCGGCGAATAATTTGAATTTTGGACTAAAAAGAGTTGCGTAAATGAAAACGATAAACAATTACAAGCTTTTTGAATTTTTGAAGCAGGATCCAGGTTTACAAGAAAAATACACCAAAATATTAATGTTGTCGCCGGCAAAGGAAACGGCGTCGGAACTTTGGGAACTTGAATTTGTAACGGTCTTTGATTTCGTCGAAAACGGATTAAAAGACATTGATTTATAGTCGAATTGGTGTCTAAATTGCAAGGCGTTGACAAATCCGAAGTTTTCGGAATGCGAATCGTTGATTTTTTCCCTTTAGTAAAGCATATAAAAGCCAACGGGAAAAAACGATCAAGGCTTTAAAGAGTTTGTCAAGTACGGGCGAAACTAATATTAAATGGGAAATCGTAAAAGGTTCGGAACGTATGTCAAAATATGGCGTTTTCAATTTTACTATTCCGATAGCGGAACAATTTTCGAAAACGCCCGGCGAAGTGGAAAAAATGAGTTTCGGCGAAGTGTTCGCGATTAAATCGTACAACGGTGCTTTATCGAAAATTCAAAAGGAAATGTCAGAAATTAAAATAAAAGCATAATGTTAGAATTTATTGAAAATTTAGCGGATCAAAACGAATGGTTTTTTGATTATGGGCGCGCCGACTTTTTGAATTTGACGGATAAGGAACACGACGACAAAGTTTTGTTATTATTAGACCCGTTACAACATAGCCCGGTATTTACGGAACATGGCAACACGATCCGCCGTTAATTGGTCGGGTTCTTTTTATGTGCAAAAGTTCGTCTTATAACGAAAAGGATTACCGAACGCGTTACGAAAAATACATAAAGCCGGTAATTAACGAGCTTATCCAAAATGAAAAATCGGTCCGTTGTTCCGGTGTTTATTCCTTTACAAATTTAAACGTAATAGAAATCGTTAATTCGGACGCCTTAGATTTCAATGTCGACGGGCTTTTAGTTTCTTTCACAATTTCCGAAGATGTCTAACGAAGAAATAATAAAAGAAGAACTTCAAAAAGTAGCGGACGAAGCGATCGCGCTGTATGAAGCAAGCGGGAAAAAAGTTTCCGGTAATTGGGCGAAGGGAATTAAAATCGAAACGTCGAAGAACAAAGGCGAACTTTATTCCTACGCATATTAGCCGGGCGCGGACCTACAAAGACGAACAAAGCAAGCCGCCCGACGTTAAAGGAACGCATTTTAGAATGGTTACAAGATCGCGGAATCCGCCCAATTGAAAAAAAAATGAAGTTGTCGACCTGGCGTTTTGATTGCTCGAAAAATCCAAAGGAAGGAACGGACAAAAAAAGACATAGAGAGGTTTTAATGAGGTTTTGACACCCGAAAGAATACAATCTATAATTGACAAAGTATCGGAATTTAATGTCGGCGTATTTGTCGGCGACGCCGAAGCAATATTCAAACAACTAGCTAAAAACGTTTAAAAATGCTGTAACATTTACGCAAGAAATATTAATAATTATCCGTCTTTAACAATTCGTGGATCAAATTTTCGACGTCGGGCGTTCCCGAACGGGCTTTAATAACCGTACTAGAACCGGCGGAACTATTATCCGCGCCTATTTCCATTTATCCGAACGCCGCCGGGGAATTTACTTTCAATTTAGCGGAACTCGCGAAAATTTCGTTTGATAAAGACGGCTTTAATATGGCGAACGAACCGGCGTCGGTTGGTTGGGAAAAATAGAAAGCCATAATTCGAAATTGACTTTATCTTTTAGCGTTACAACGGCAACGGGAACGGAATCGGTTTCGAAGACTTTCACATTTTACAAAGGCGTTGTCCAAGTTTTAGACGAAAGTTCGGACTTAATTTTTTTAGACATTAATAAAGAAATCGATTATTTCGAAGGGTTTCCGTTTAGTTTGCAGTTTTCCGGGTTCAGTCAAGGCGACACGATAAAAATTAAGCATATCGGAACGGGAATCGAAACGGCGGAATTAACGGCGTCCGCCCTTGGTACTTTTGACGCCTTGTCGGTTTGCGTCGATAAAGGTTCGGAAAACTTTTCAAATACTAATTCTTACCGTTGCCCAATATCAAAAACGTTTTAGAAATCTATAAAAACGGGGCTTACTTGGAAACGTTGACGGTTCAAAAATTCGCGGACATTTGTTCCGGGGTTCTCTTAGATATGTTAATTCGAAGGGCGGAACGTCTTATCGACTTTTTGACGAATTTTTCAAGTCTTCTAATACTTCGCGATCCATTGGCAGAGTTGCAAAAAACAACTTTTTAACGTTGGTAGTTTATCGAACAATTTCGCGGAATTAGGTAAGACGGCGACGCAATATTGACGTTAAAAACAACCGTCGATAAAAACAAATTAAACACAATTGACGACCTAATTAATTCGCCTAATATTGAAGTCTATTCGAAAAACGAAGCCTTTTCCGTTGGGAATTGGATTCCGGTTTTTTCAAATGGCACGATAACAACGAACAACAAAAAAGGTTTCAGAAATTTCGATCGGTGTAGAAATGCCGGCAAAAATTACAATGAATTTATAAATGTTTGAATTACTAGAAGTTAACGGCGTTTTTTAGACTTGGAATCTAATGTCATAACCCGACAAATTAGAGTTTCTGCAATTGCGGACATAGTTTCGCGCCGTTCTAGTTATTCCGCCCAATTCCGTTTAAGGAAGACCGCTAAAAATATAAAAGCCCTTGACGGGGTCGGAATCGTCGGCAGTTCTTCGCGTTTGCCTTATTCCGAAGTTCGCGTCAATTATTCAGTAAACACGATTCCTTTAGTTAATAATGGTTATTTGACCATTGAAGACGACGACGCGTCCTATTTTATGTAAGAATTAAGGACGGTTTAATTTCCTTAAGCAAAAATTAGAAGGTTACACATTACGCGATTTACCGTTATCGGATTTAAACCACAATTTAAACGCCCAAACGATAGTTAATTCTTTGGGAACGATAGCGGCTATATTTACGGATCGCGGACTATGGATCCGGTAATTCAATAAAGGCGAATTTATGTCGCCTTCGGTTTTCGTTTCTACTTTATGGCGTAAAACGTTCGAATTGATAGGCGTTGATTATTCCGGCGTTTTCTTTGAAAATGACACGGATTTTTTGTCCGAAGTGATAACGCCTTCTTTTGGTATTCTGAAAACGGATTCCGGAACGACCGAAAATCTGCAAGGTGTTGCGTATATAGCAAATAACGAAATATTTCAAACGTCGCAAACGGAAATAAACATCGAAAACCGTTTATCGTTGACCGGCTACAATGCAAGCGCGGGCGCGACTACTATTCCGACGACCGGAACTTATAGGATTAACGCGGACTTTAACCACGAAATAACGTCCGGGCGTTTTATATGACTATTCGCGTGAACGGGGCGACAAAGATTTCTTTAGAGTTGACCGGGAACGGATCAACGGAAAAGGACGTCAATATTCGTTGAATGCGGGCGACAAATTAGAAGTATATGTCCGGGCGACGGATTACGAGTTCGACGAACTTCGCGCGGAATATCAAGTCTTCGGCGAAATGTCCGGAGTTCTTGAAGTTTATTCGGTTACGGCGGCGCGTTGGTGGACGTTGCGGCGTTATTGGACGAAATATCCTTAAAAGACTTTGTTTCCGATGTTATGAACCGTTCGGGCTTTTTATCAATATGGTAGACGAAGACGCGAAGGTTTTCGAGTTCAAACAGTTAGAAGGAATCTTAAAGACCCGGTCGAATGCAATCGATTGGACGTCAAAATTAAACGGTATTCCTAAAAATTCTTACTTACCGGACGTAGCGCAAAGCAATATTTTTTCGTTCCAATATCCGGACGACGCGACACAATTAAACGCCCGCGATTCTAGTATTTTAATCGATAATTTTAACCTAGAATATGAAGCGGATTTTTATTCGTCGCCGTTTGAAATCGCACAGATAAGCGTTTGTATCTAGGCGAACGAACTTATAATATCGAATTGTTTTCAGTAGACGACGACGGCGAAATTTCCGAAGAAGAAACCCCGGCTAAATTAATGAAGGTTACAAAATACAACGGATCTATAACGATCGGGTATTTTTCCGAAACCGTTCAACCGTTCACGGGCGAAATTCCTTATTTGTCTTGGATAAAATCGATATGGCGTACTATATCGCGAAATCTTACAACCAATACACTTTATTATTAAATAGTTATAAGGCGGTTTCTATGCCCTTGAATTTAACGCCTATTGATGTTTATTCGCTTACGTTCGATAAGCTTTACTTTTTTTCTCAATTGGGGCGTTATTACTTTTTGGATTCGATAAGGTATTCGCCGGGAACGATAGCCGAAGGAAATTTCGTCGAAGTTCCGGAGTTCGCGACAAATGCCGCCCCGGAATCGATAGGCGTTTACAACTTGACTATTGGGTTTAGTTCTTCGCGTTCGGTTTCGTTGCAAGATATTACCGGCAGTTTTTACGATCCGGAGTTTGACGCCCCGGCAAAAGTGAAAATCGTTTCCGGTTTCAATTCTGAATTGTTGATCTATCAAAACGGTACACTATTGACCGGCGAAACTGAAATCAATGCCCAGGATCTTAATTATCATTTACCGACACGGGCGCAAGTACGAACGAAAGAAACTATTCTTTTGCATTCAATATTGCGGACGCCGGTTCGGGCTTATATGCGGAACAAAACGGAACGATCAATTTTAACGTAAAAGAATACGACGCAAGAAAACCGAGCGCGGACGCCGGGTCGGATTATTCCTTACCGATAACGACCAACACCGGAACGGATTATTTTTTCGGCGCGTTGGATAGTTCCGGAACTTATTCGACCGACGCCGTTTCGGCTTATAATTGGACTTTGATTTCTTCGCCGTCCGGTTCGGATCCGATAATCGCGCAAAAAGGGAACAACTTTTCGTTAAGAGTTCCGGGCGAATCCGCATCGTTTGGCGTCTATACGATACAATTAGAAGTCGTAACGGTTTACGGCGAAACAGATACGGACACCGTAGAAATTACAGTCTATAACGATAACATCGAAACGGATCCGGGCGGCGGCGGACTAGAACCGAACGACCCGGATTCGGACCAAGGGTCGAACCCTAACGGCGGCGGCGACGGCGACGACTTACCGCCGAAAGACGACAACGATTTATCCGAAAACAACTAACAGTAAAAATCTTAATTTAAAAATATGTCGACCCCAATAGTACAAATCGCAAGCCTAGAAATCAACACGGATCAAGTATTGAAGGAATCCGCGAAGCTTAAGAACAATATCGATCAATTAAAGATAGCTAATAAAGCCCTAGCGGATAGCGGGCAAAGTTCAAGTGTTGCGTTTCAAGAAAACGCCGCGCGAATAAAAAACCTATCAAAAGAATATAACGACAACCAAAAACTAGCGGCGTCGTTGATTTCCGTTTCCGATGATATGGCGAAGGCTATGTCGACGGAAGGAAATCCGTTCAGCAACTAAGGAACGACCGCGCGAAATTACAACAGATAGGAAAAAATATTGTCGGCGACACCGAAGAAGAAATCGAAGCGCGAAATTTGCTAAACAAAGCGATCGACGAACAAACGGAGTTAATAAAGTCGGACGCAAGCCCCGCATATATTCAGCAAGCGGACAACATAGGAAACTATATCGGCGCGCAAACCGGATTAAACGAAGTTATCGACCAAGGGAGTAATTATTTGAATATTGCAAAAGGAATTTACGCCGGTTATTCCGACCAAATTTCGAACGCGTTCGAAGAAATAAAGAACGCAAAAGAAGGAACGGAAGGACTAAGCGCGGCGCAAAAAGCCGGAACGGTAACGACGAACGTTTTATCCGGTTCTTTAAAGCTTTTAAAAGTCGCATTCGCTGCAACCGGAATCGGTTTAGTTGTGTTGGCGTTGATTTCGTTGGTTTCCTACTTTTCGAAGACCCAAAAAGGGGCGGACGAACTATCCGCAGTTATGGAAGGTTTCGGCGCGATTATGGACGTTTTAATCGATAGGGTTTCGGCGTTCGGCGGGGCGTTGGTCAAAATGTTGTCCGGGGATATTTCCGGCGGAATCGACGACATTAAAAATTCGTTGTCGGGTTTGGGCGCGGAATTGATAGCCGAAGCCAAAGCCGCTTACGAATTGGAAAAGGCGTTCCAAGCGATCGAAGACCGCGAAATTTCATTGATCGAGGTTAACGCCCGAAGAAAAAAGGACATAGCCGAACGAAAATTACTAGCGAAGGACGAAAGCAAAACGACGAAAGAAAGGGTTAAACTTATCGAAGAAGCCGGCGCAATAGAGCGCGCAAGCTTAGCGGACGAATTAGAAATCGCAAGGGAACGCGCAAGGATCAGCGCGGCGCGTTTGGCGTTGGGCGAATCGACCCGCGACGACATAAGGGCGAACGCCGAAGCGCAAGCGGCTGTTTTAGAATTAGAGGAAAGATCTTTGGGAATACAAGAAAGCTTAGAGTCAGAGCGTCAAGGCTTATTGAGTAGAGCGCGAAGCGAAGCGGCGGCAATTGCCAAACAAAGATTAGACGATCAAATTTCCGCATACAATACAGACTTGGAAATTTTTAAGCTTGTCAACCAAGAAAAGGCGGAAAACAATATCGAAACCTTAGAAGAAATAAAGGCGCGCGAACTTGAATTGATACAAACCAAAGTCGATAACGGTTTGATCAAGGAACGCGAAGGCGTTTTAGAACGGTTAAAAATCGAAAACGAATTTCTTGAAGGAAAAGCGGAAATCGAAAACGCAGAACTTGAAAGAATACAGGAATTTGAAGACAGAAAAAAAGCCCTAGAAGACGAAATCAAATTAGCGAAGGCGACAACGGAACGCGAAGCCGAAGAACTAAGAATCGAACAAGAATACAACGCGCATTTGTTGGAACTTGAAACGCTACAACTTCGCGAAGAAGAAAAGACGGCTTTATTATTGTTGTTAGAAGAACAAAAGAAAATAGCATTCGACGAACTCGACGCCCAATATACGGCGGAAGCGGTCGAGCGAAGAAAAGAGCAAGTCGAAGCCGAAAAGCAATTAGAAGAACAACGAATCGCACAACGCGAAGCAAGTTTCGACGCAATCGCAAACCTAGCCGGGGCGGAAACGGGGATCGCCGAAGCCGCCTTAATAGCAAAACAATTGTTAGCGTTAAAGGAACAAGCGATCGACATAGGGTTGTTTACTTCTAAAGCAAATTTGAAGTTATCGGAAACAACGGTCGACATTGCGTCCGGTACTGCAAAGAGTGCATCCGCCGCGCCGTTCCCGGCTAACTTACCATTAATCGCGGGTTTCGTCGCGTCGGTTGCCGGAATTGCGGGAACTATCAAAAGCGCGATTTCTAGCGGGAAAAGTTCGGCGGAATCATTGCCAACGGCGGCGCGCGGCATGTTGTTAAGCGGTGCAAGACATTCAGCCGGCGGAATAAGGATCGAAGCCGAAGACGGCGAAGCGGTAATCAACAGAAATTCGACGGCGAAATATTTACCGTTATTGAGCGCAATAAACCAAGACGGCGGCGGAATACCATTAGCCGAAGACGGATTTTTGGCGGGCGACGTTTCCGGAAGTTCGGCGGGGCTTATAGATTACGATCTTTTAGCGTCAAAGATTGCCACGGCGAACGAAAATCTACCAAATCCGGTAGTCGATGTTCGCGAGGTTTTGAACACCGCGAAACGTGTCGAAGTCGTCGAAAACTCAAAGGAATTTTAATTAAAAAGTTATCCTTTAGTTTTACTTTGGCAGTATGGGAAAAATGAAAAGACTAAGCGAAACCGAAGCGACCGCGCTAGGTTTCGCAGTTAAAAAAGATAAGGACGGACGCGAAAAGGCGTTGTATTATTTGAACGATGAAAAGTTATCCATTTTAGAAAATACAAGCGAATCGAAGACCGTTCCGAACAACTACGAAGAAAAGCCGTTCTTTATGTCGGCTTGGTGTTCCAAAAAAGGAAGGATCTTAACCGAAAAGGAATATTGTATCAAGTACGGAATGGATCCGGACGCGGTTCAAAGTTCGAAGTTTTTACCGTTTCATTATTCCGGCGTTCCTACTTATAATATAGTTTTTAAGCCGGTAATAAAGGGCGCGTTTATGGATATCGAAAAAGTTCGCGAAGTTGTCGCCGAACGTATTTCGAAGGCGGTTCGACCTATAACGCCCAGGATCAAAGGACAAAGAACCGGCGTCGTAAAAATGGCGGACCTACATTTGGGCGCGGAAATCGAAAAACTATTAAGAACTTCGGATTTCAATATCGAAATTTTGCGCGCTATGTTGCACCGGGCGGCGCGAATTATCAATCGTTTTAAATACGACTTGGTCCACATTCATTTGTTGGGCGACTTAATAGAAAGCTTTACCGGGCTTAATCACAAAAATTCATGGAAGGGGCTTAACAAAAACTTGATCGGGGCGGAAGCCGTAATCGTAGCGGTTGAAGTTTTGGAAAACGACTTCTTAAACAGAATCGAAAATCTAGGATCCGTTAAAATTATAGCCGGGAATCATGATCGCGTAACGTCCGACGCCAAAGAAGACACGCAAGGCGACGCGGCGAAACTTATTTCTTGGGGTTTAAACCTTCGCGGGTTCGATACCGAATTTGATCCGAAAGTCTTAACTCATGTAGTTGACGGAATCGCGCACATATTGGCGCACGGTCATTTATCAATGACAAAAGATACAAAATCTATGTGTTGGGATTACGGCAAACAAGGGCTTTTTAATTTACTTTGCATGGGTCATTTACATAGTGTTATTAAACTATTGAGCGAAAACCAAAAGAAAAAATTTAAGATTACAAAGGACGACGCGATCGACAGCCGGTCAATGTATTGTAGTTCCTTTTTTACCGGGAACGACTTTTCCGAATCGATCGGATATACTTCGACCGGCGGTTTTCACATCGTAGAGGATAACGGGTTCGGGCGTCCTAATATTTACGATTTCGCCTTTTAAAAATCGACGTCGATACTTTTCGCCGCGTCTAAGATCCTTTGTTTTTTCAGAACGTCATAATGTTTATCGTTCATGGCGTTCGATTTATGCCCGTTAATAGACGCGGACAGATCGGCGGAATAGGCTTCGATAACTTTTACCGTGTGTAAATGCTTAAGCGAATAAAAATCTTTGTTAATACCAAGTTTGTTCTTTACGTGTTCGCGCCAACGTTTCGAAATCTGCCAAGGGTCAATAGCGACTTTTCCCGGATTTAAATTCTTAGCGAATAGATAATCATTAGGCGAATCAGTTTCGGCGCACAATTCAGCCCAAAGGCTTAAGGCGTTCTTATTTATGGCGCGCAGATCCTCGCGACGGTCTTTTCCTTTTATAACCGTTACTTTGAAAACTTGATCTTTTAAGTTTACGTCCTTTTTTTGAACTAAAAGAAGTTCGGACGTTCGCGCCCCGGAATAATAGAAAATAGAAACGAACCGGTAAAAGGTGTAATAATTCGCCTTTAAATGCGACTTGATTTCCTTTAATTCTTCGTCGGTCAATATTTCGCGTAATTTTTTTACAGTCTTCTTTTTCGGAATGGCCAAAGCCGGGTTAATATCTATTGCGTCAATATCGACCAATTTTTTAAAGGTCATTATCACATAGGAACGCATTTTATTAAATCGGTTCGGGCTGTAATTCTTTTCCTTTGCCACGCGGTCCATGATCGCGACAATATTTCTTTTCCGAACGTCCTTAATTTTTAGGACGTGAAAACCTTCGAAACGAATCGCGTCGGTAAAAAATGCCATAACCCGGTTCAAGTCGTCGGCGGTCTTCTTCGCGATTTCCAAATTTTCGACGGCGTATTCTACAGATTCGACAAATAAGGAATGTTCGTCAATGATAACGCCGTTATCATTATTAAGATCAGATCCGTTAAAAGTTTTTGTAATTGGGTTAAAGCCTTCGACGGTCAACATATAGATTTCGTTTTCTAATATGGCGTCGGTCGCTTGTCGTCGTTCGGCTAAAGTTTTGAATTTGTTCATTCCTTTAACTACGATGAATTTTCCGTCCGGGTATTCGTCGGCAAAGGCGGGATCCTTAAAGCGGTATTGTATAAACCAAGGCTTAAGAAGTAATCGTTTCCCGCCGGATTTATAGTTCGACGGGTTAACGATCGGATTACTTGCAGTACAGTTATTTGGTAGTTTTATCAT